AGAATAAAAGCTTAAGAAGTAGATTAAGAAGATTATTTTCAACTAACGTAATTGTTAGGAATGTTGGTGGACGACGTTTAAAAGTAATTGATACTAGTAAATCTCAATATTTGCCAACCAGAGGATTGATTGATAGATATAAGAAAATTTATTCAACTGGTGGTACAGGATTGTCTGGTTATTCAGATAATCAATTAGTTAAGTCGTTACGACTTGGGTTATTTAGAGATTATGAAGCAATGGATGGAGATGCTATACTTTCCTCTGCATTAGATATCTATGCAGATGAATCTACTATGAAAAGTGAGTATGGAAATGTTTTAGAAATTAATACACCTAATGATAATATTTTTCAAATTTTACATAACTTGTATTATGATGTATTGAATATTGAGTTTAACTTGTGGCCGTGGGTTCGCAATATGTGTAAGTATGGAGATTTTTATTTAAGATTAGATATTGATGAGCGATTTGGAATTAAAAATGTAGAACCGTTATCTGTATATGATGTTACTCGGTTAGAAAATGAGGATCCAGAGAATCCAGAATATGTAAAATTTAAATTAGAACAAGGAACTACTGGAGGTACTCCAAGACATTCTACTAGTAATCGGATAGAGGAATTTGAAAATTATGAAGTAGCACACTTTAGATTACTTTCTGATTCAAATTATCTACCTTATGGTAAGTCTATGATTGAAGGTGGTAGAAAGACTTGGAAACAATTAAGTCTTATGGAAGATGCTATGTTAATACATCGTATTATGAGAGCACCTGAAAAAAGAATATTTAAAGTTGATATAGGAAATATTCCACCAGCCGAAGTTGATAATTATATGAATCAAATTATAGATAAGATGAAAAAAGCTCCAGTTGTAGATAAAAATACTGGAGATTATAATCTTAGATATAATATGCAAAATATTACTGAAGATTTCTTTATGCCAGTTAGAGGTGGAGATAGTGGAACTCAAGTTGATTCATTGCCAGGTTTAACATATGAAGCAGTTGAAGATATTGAATATTTAAGAAATAAATTGTTGGCTTCATTAAGAATTCCTAAACCATATTTGGGATTTGATGAGAATGTTGGGGAAAAGGCAACTTTGGCAGCAGAAGATGTGAGGTTTGCAAGAACGATTGAAAGAATTCAAAGAATTGTTATAAGTGAATTAATGAAGATTGGTATTGTTCATTTATATGCACAAGGATTTACAGATGAAGAATTAGTTAATTTTGATTTAGAATTAATGAATCCATCTACAATATATGAACAAGAAAAAATTTCACTTTGGAATGAAAAAACTTCACTTGCAAGTTCTATGTTACAAGATGGGTTACTTTCTTCAGAGTGGATTTATAAAAATATATTTAAGTTTACAGATGAAGAAATTAAAAAAGAAGATGATAAGATTGTATATGATTATAAACAAAAATTTCGTAAATCCCAAATAGAATCCGAAGGAAACGATCCAGCTAAAAGTGGAGAAGCAGCAGGAACCCCATCAGATATGGCTATGGGAAGAACTGGACATGAATTAGAAGATGAACTTGGACCAGAAGGTGGTTCACTAGAAGGTGGTCAGCCAGGAGCAGGTAGACCAAAAGAACCACCACATTATAAAAAAGATAGTCATATTAGAGGTAGAGATCCATTAGGGGCACATGAAAAGAAAAAACAAGCGTCTGCTAACCCAAAATATGGAAAAGTTATGGCTTTGGCACATTTGGACAAGCTTAAGACTACTTTGAAGCGTAAATCTGATATAAAACTAATAAATGAGGTTGAAGAAATAGATGAAGAGTATAAAGAAGATGTTAATAATAAGTAAAGTTAATCAATATTTCAGAAGTTTTATATTTATTTATGACAAACTATATTGGAGTGATTTATGTCTAAACGATTAAGACACATTAAAATAAAAAATACAGGTGTGCTGTTTGAAGTGTTGACCCGACAGGTGACTGCGGATATAATGGAGAATGTTGAGTCTAAAGCAGTTGCTTTGATTAAAAAGCATTTTCATAAAAATTCTACTCTAGGTAAAGAGTTAGAGTTATATAATATACTTACGACAGAAAGATATAAACGTCGTGATAAGGCAGATAGATTGGTGGACGCTGTAATTAGAAGTCGACAAAGACTTTCAAGTAAAGCACTTAGATCAGAAAAGTATAATCTTATTAAAGATATTAAAGAAACTTATGATGTAGGTGCGTTATTTTCTACTAGAATGCCACATTATAGACAATTAGCATCTATTTATAAATTATTTTTATATGAAACTACTGGGGAAGATATAAACCCGAAAGAAATTGTAGACTCTAGAGATTATATAGTTGAATCGCTAATTACAGACATTCCTAAACAGAAACCAAAAAGTGAATTAGCTCAAGAATATATTGATGAGTCTAAAGATGTTAAATTATTAGCTTATACTTTAATGGTTGAAAAATTTAATAAAAAATATAGTACATTAAGTCATGCTCAAAAAGAAGTATTGAGAAAATATATTAATAACGTATCAAATACAAATTCTTTATCAGAATTTATAGATGGTGAAGTAATTAATATTAAGGAAGCTTTGAAAAAATTGGTACCTAGTGTAATGGACGATATTACTAGTATAAAATTAAAAGAAGTAATTGCTCAGGCTAATACTCTTTCAGAGAATAGTAAAGGGACTGAAAATAAAGTAATTACTTTAATGCGATATTATGAACTTGTTAAGGAATTAGAAGATGTCTCGAGAAAATCTCAGAACTTACATTCGTAATATAATAAGAGAATTATTAGACGAGAAGAATCTAGAAGAAACATCTTTTAGTAGTGGGGCAGGTGCATATAATACGCCATTTGCATTTACTGGTAAGGGGAAAAGCGGTAATAAGAAAAAGAAAGAGGTAGCTACTAATTCAACTGGATATAAAATTGTTGAGGGTAAGTATCATGATTATAGAAATGATGATACTTTAACTCCAAGACAGAAAATTGGTCGATCAATGAGAGAGATTAGAGATCATCTTACAGAAATTGATAAATTGACTAAGATGAATGTTAGATTAAAGAATGAAATGGATGTAGATTCAAGGTCATATTGGAAAAACACTCATAAAGCTATGAGAAAGGTTAGTGAGCGATTAGTAAAATTGGCAAATAGAGTTGGACAATTATACTAATGTTAAAATTAAAGAATCTTTTATTTACGGAAAATGTAAAAGATATAGCAAAAGCTAAAAAACTTAAAAAACGTATTCAAAAAAACGAAAGTAGTTTACGTTTAAGTATGTGGGAGTTGGTGGAAAGTATGAGTAAAGATGAGTCTAATAAAAAATTAGCAGACGATTTATCGAAATCGTATAGAAAAAACGTAACAGTATTTATGAGAGACGTGTTGTCATTAGTAAAGAGGATGAAATAAATGAAACAACTTATAGTAGATTATTTACCATTTGAAATAACGGCACAACAGATCAATGAATCTATGAAAGAAAATAAGGGTAGATTAGTTGTTAGGGGTGTTTTACAACGAGCAGAAGCAAAAAATCAAAATGGAAGAGTTTATCCAAAAGAAGTATTGATGAGAGAAGCTAAAAAATATACAGAATCTTTTATTAAAGAACAACGAGCTTTAGGTGAATTAGATCATCCAGAAAGTTCGGTAGTAAATTTGCAAAATGTTTCTCATAATATTAAAGAAATGCATTGGAATAATGATGACTTGGTGGGCACGGTAGAGGTATTAGGAACTCCAGCAGGTAATATTTTAACAGAATTATTTAAAGCAGGTATTAAGTTGGGTATTTCATCTCGTGGAATGGGTTCAGTAGAAACTGTATCAGAATCAGGTGATGGTGATGAAGATACACAAGAAGTACAACCTGATTTTGAACTTATAGCATTTGATTTCGTGTCTAATCCATCTACACAAGGAGCTTTTATGTATCCTATGCAAGAGGGTGTTGATAAAAAATCACAAATAGGTAGAACTTGTGGTGAATATTGTAAAGTAGAATCTATAATTAATGATATTTTACGAGGTGCATAATGAAAACGCATAAAACTTTTAGTTGGCGTAAATGGAATGATTTTATTCTTGAAAAACATGGGATGATTGATGAATCGGATTATAAATTTGTATTAACTGTTCCTAAACACATTTATGGTGGAATGAGAGCAGTGTTTAATTCAAAGAAT